AACGCTACCGGGTCCGCTGCTCCTCCTCCACCGCCACCGCTGCCCGGCCCGGTGATCGAGCGTGCTGCTGACCGGTTCCCCTTGGTTGGCTTGCGCATCAGACTTTGCTCCTGTGGACGTCGAGTTCGGTCAGGAATACTTCCACGCTGGTGACGGCCCCGCTTGGGGTGAGTAAGAGCTCTGGAAGGATTGCGATAAATTCGATCATCCCCTTGGCTGCGAATGCTTGGGGGCTACCGGAGCTGTCAGCGCTTCCCGGTGTGGGAAGGGCAACTGCACTGGCAAACGTGTCGGTGCCCGCTGTGGTGGTGCCCAGCGTGGCCGCATCAAAGACGTTGGTGCCTGCTGTGAAGGTCTCGGTGGTGGCGATTGCGTTGCCGTCGATGCCTCCCTCCCTGGCAGTGATCACGGAATCATCAGCAGCGAATGCCGCCGCGGAAACGTCCGCGTTGGGCTTGATCGCATACGGGTCGGTGTCGGAGCCGTTGATGGCTGCAACGATGGCCGCTTGGGTTGCCGCAACCGTGGCCCCGATCTGGATCTCATCGAGGTGGCCAGCTGGCTCCCGGTCCGCTGCGATGAACGTGTAGGTCCTCGAGCCGATGAGCATGGTGTCCCCGGCTGTGGGCAGGGTGTCCACCGTGAGGGTGCCAGCCGCGGCTGTTCCGGTGTTCTTTCCATCCCCCTGCTTGGGGGTGATGCTCTGGCTGTTGAAGTTCGAGGCATCGGTGCCGACGATCAGCCCGTATGCCGACCCCTGCTTGATCTGGAATCGGGCGACCGCAGCGCTGGTGAGCGTGGCTGTCTGGAATTTGGAAGGAGTGCTCATGGCTTATGTGGTGATGGTGGTGGTCTTGCTGTTCTTGCGGGATGCCCGCTTCTTGGCCGCTGGCTTGCCCGTGGCGGGCTTGGCAGGGGCTTTCTCTTGTGGTGTGCCCATGGCTTTGGGCTGGCCGTTCTCAGCGTGATCTCGGGCCACGTCAGCCGCAAGTCCCGCTAGGTCCTCCGGTGGCTCCTCGAGGGCTCCCCGGTTGGCTGCCTTGTCCCCGGCTGCGATCTTCTCGATGGTCTCTCGGGCGTTGTTGAAGCAGTCGCTGTCGTTGGCTGGCTTCTTGGCTGCATTGGCTTTCTCCTCGGCCTGGAGCCGGGTTGCTGCCTCCTCCTCGAGAACCTTGGCCATCTCAGGGTCCTCCCGGAGCAGTCGGAGCCGTTCGGCCTCGAGCTGTGCGTTCTTGGCTCGGGCCTCGGCATCGATCTTCTGAACGTTGATCAGAGGCCGTCTGCCCCGACGAGGAAAAGGGACCCCTAAAGCACTTGGAATGCCTCGGGGTCCCTGAAAGGTTTGTCTGAAGTTGCCTTGGTTATTTCCAGTCATGGCCGCAGATTAGCTGGTAGGCTTCTGGGCCACAACTCAAAACCTTAAGCGAAGGTGGCAAGGACCGTGACGATGTCGGTGCTGGCCCAGTCGGTTGCACCAACGTTGGAAAGTCGAACGGCTCGACCGCTGAGTGTGATTGCTCCCACCCATGCCACCGGAATCCCGGCTGCAGTCCGGACCTGGACGATCACATCCACCGGGGGTCGACCGAATCCAAATGTCATGAATCCGGAGGTGACCTCGGCTGCTGTGGCTGCACGCGAAACCATCGAGGTCAGCTTGCTGTCCTTCTGGGCTGATGCGTTCTTGCCGACAAGCGTGGTTGCTTCCCATTCGTTGCCGCTGCCCGCGAGGGTCTCGGAAACCGTAACGGAGCCGTTGTCCTCGATGACCAGAAGCGTGACCCCTGTGGTGCCCTCGGCGTAGCCCTCGAGAGTGCTTTGCGCGAGGAAGGCGGCGGCAAAGGCTGTGACCCCTTCCGCTGCTGTCGGGTCTACTCCCGCTGTGGTCGTGCCGATCGTGGCCGCATCGAGGACGTTGGAAACGTGAGTGAAGGTCTCGGTGGAAACCACGGAGTTGCCCGCTGTCCCTGGCTCGAGTGCCGTGAGCACGCAGTCATCGGTGGCGAATGCCGCAGCCGACACGGATGCGTTGGCTGTGTTGAAGCCATCGGTGCCGTTGATTGCCGCGACAATGGCCAGCTTGGTAGCTGCCTCATCTGCCCCCAGTCCAATCTCCCCTGCAACAGCCGTGGCTCCTGCCTTGAAGGTGTAGACCGTGGCTCCCAGTGTAAGGGTGTCATCGGCTGTGACGGGCTCGGCAATGGTCAGGGTGCCTTGGGCAGCAACGGTGCTCCCCCCGGAAAGGTCGACGGCAATGTTGCCGCTGGTGAGGAAGGCTCCCGCCCCCTCGGTATCAACCTCAAAAACCAGATCGCCAACCGTGACGGTCTCTTGGCTTGTAAGGGCTGCTCCGATCCGGAGATGCCCCACTGCGAGGGTGTTCCCCGCTTTGGCCGCTTGGGCCGCTTTCGAAAGATTTCGCATGGTGGTGGTGGTGTGGTGTGGTTGGGCCCCTCCCCCCGGAGGGGCCCGTGCTGTTCACCCTTGCGCTTCTCAGCGCCAGATTGGTTAGGCGAGAATGTTCGACCGGACCCGGACAATGCGGACATTCTTGTTCTCGAAGACTCGCGACCAGTTTGCGCTGGTGGCCAGCTCGGCATTGGTCGGGGTGTCATCGGCCACGGAGCTGTCGGTCCACTTGACTCCCCGCGGGTGGAGGATGTTCCCCCAGCGGTGAATCATGATGCTGTCGTGGTCGAGGGCCTCCCGGCTGAATTCCAGCTCGAAGGTTCCGAATCCGCCATCAACCGGGGACGAGTCCCGCGTGTTGCCGAGTGCGATCGCTCCCTGCCCGAAGAGGTAGGAGGTGTAGACCGTCTTGGAATCGACCGTCTCGGTGGTGATGGAATCATCCACGATGACCTGCAGTCCTTGGAAGGTCCGCAGCATGGCCTTGCCCGTGCTGTCCGGGACAAAGTCGATGAGGTCGAGCTTGAGGAGCAAGCTCTCGACCTGGCTGTGCATCATGATCGCTGTGAGCAGGTCCTTGGAATCTCCCAAGGTCTGCTTGGCATCGATGAAGCTGGAGCCGTCGAGCACGTTGTCGAGCGTGGGGCTTCCGCCACCGCTGGTGATGTGAAGGTCAAGCTGGTTGCCTGCCATGCTGGCCGCTCCGAAGACCCCGGTAAGGACCGAGAGGAGTTGCGCTTGCATCCTGCGAGCCTTGTAGGCTGCCACAAGTTCCCCGATGGCCGCCGCGGGATCATCTCCGGAAAGGTGGCGGGCGAGGTCGTTGTACTTCCAAGAACGGACTCGCATGACGCGGGCTGCAACGTCCTTGGTGGCGGTGATCTTGTCGGGGACGGACGGTGCGTCATCCTTGATGACTTCATCGTCGCCTGAGAGATCCTCCCAGAAGGGCATGTTCACGGTTCGGCCCCCGTCGTTGGCGAGGGAGTCGAATTCGGAATCGGAGGCAATGATGCCTGATTGGATCAACCGGGATTTCTCAGCCGTGCGCTCGATGATATAAGGCACGAACACTTCCGGGACGATCACGTCTGAAACTTGGGTCTTGGCCATGGTTCTGTAGTGGTAGTGGTGTTGGAGTTAGGTCCCCTTGGGCGAGCCCCCGGCCCGGCTTTGCTGCTCCCCCGGAGCTGCTCTGCGATTGAGGTTGTTCGTTTCTCTCATGCCTGGTCAGGGGCTGTCACGGTTTTTTTTACGTGGGCCTAGGATTTTCTCGCTCTCAGCCAAGTCAATCGGTCGGCTCCCTCCTCGGGATCAAAGCAGGTTGTCACGAAGCTCGGGCTGTCGCTGCTCTTGCGTGGGTCGATGATCGTGACCGGGCAGCAGAAGATGTGGCCGTCCTCGAAGTTGTTGGCTATGGCGTAGGTGTCGATCATCTTGTAGGCCGCCACCCGCAAGCAGTGAGAAACAATGCCGCTGGCCGGGTCCTTGACTACTTGGTAGCCGCTGGTGTGGATGTGGCCGCAAGCGAGGATGTGGTCCCGCCACCCCATCTGGGCTGCTCGGTTCGGGCCGTGGGCCGTGTTCCACATACTGTTGCCCTTGAAGTGATGCCTGATGTGGACCGTGGCTTTGTTGCCGTTCGGGAAGCTGAGCCCCATTCGGACCTGCAGTTCGTTGTGGATGCCGCTCCTGCCTTTCATGATCCAATGCAGCGGGTCCCGTGCTCCGGACCAGAGGTCGTGGTTGCCTGCGATCATGTAGAGCCACTCGCACTCCTTGAGCCAGTCCTCGGCCAAGGCCCATGCCTCCTTTGCGGTGGTGGCTTGGTTGGCGTAGAGGGCTGCGAGCCGTCCCACCCAGTTGTTGGTGGTGTCCCCGATGTTTCCCCCAAAGAGGCCGGGGGTGTTGCGCACCAGCTTGGCGTGCTTGTAGAGCAGGTCGATGTCGCAGCCTGGATCATCGATGTGGGGGTCTCCAAAGTGTGCGATGCCGATCGGGCCGTCGATGTTCACCTTGACCGGGATCAGCTTCTTGGCGTCATAGTTCGCTTTCTTCCTGGCGAATTCTGCACTCCTCCTTTGCTTCAGCTCCTCGATGTCGATCGGCTCGGGAATGTCCCCGGTGGTGGCCTCCTCATGGGGTGTGGCCATGCCTGCCCGCTCCCGTTCATACGGCTCCCCGTGCTCGCTCTCGAATCGCTTCACGAAGTTGCGGGGGTGGTGCTCCTCGAGTTGGGCCTTCTTGGTTGGTGAGAAGATCTCGGCAATTTCTCGCCAGCTGGTGCCCCCTGTTCGGAGCTTCTTGATCCGCTTGTAATCCGCTTGGGTCCACTTGATTCGGGGCTGTGCCATGCCGCATTAAGCATGGCCCTAACAGTTGCCACAACAAAAAACCCGGCCCCACCGTAACGCGGGACCGGGTTTCCGTTGCCTGGTGGGCCTAATATTTCTTGCCTGCCTGGGCTGCCAATCTTTGGGCTCGGGCCGGATCGGCTGTCATGAGCTTGCCCTGCTCGGTCAGGTTCCAGCTGTCCTTGGCCCACGGATTCTTGCCTCCCGCAGTGCCAGCGCTACCGCTCCCGGCTGACCCGGCTCCTTGGCTCTCATCGAAGAGGTGGGCTGCCTCCTTGGTTGCCGCGGCTACCCAGTCCTTGGGCTGGAGGGGCTCCCCAGCCGCGTTGTAACGCTTGGTCTTGCCGTCCTCATCGAAGGCCACGATATGCCCCTCCTCATCGAGGTCGAAAACCGACCTGCCCCGGCTGACGAGGTCGGGCCCTGCTCCTGCTCGGAGGCCGAATTCGCTCCCTGCCTGGATGAGTGCCTGATCGATTTTCAGGGTCTTGAGCTGGCCGCGGGTCTGGCCGAGATCCTTGCCGATGGCCTCGAGCTGCTTGCTGTGCTCCAGCTTCATGGCCTCGGTCCGCTTCTCGAGGAGCTGGTCAAACTTGCCCTTGTCCTTGTCCACTTGTGCCTCGAGCTCCTCCACCCGCTTGATGGCCTTGGCCGCATCGGCTGGTGGCACGTCCCCCAGCCCTTCGAGGTCCTTCCGGAGCTGGATGTTCTGGTCCCGGAATTCATTCAGCTGTGCCTTGGGCACGGCCCCCTCGACCCCAAGGACCCACTTGTCCCCCTCCTTCTTGTAAAGAGCCTTGATGGTTTCATCTTCTGGAAGGTCCCCCTCGGTGGCTATGATGAATTTCAGTGACATGAGAACCGTTTAGCTACTCATGGAACCGTTGTCACGGTTTTTCTGCCTCCAGCTGCTCTCAGGTTGCCTGCTGTGGGCCTCGGCCCTGTGGGGTGGTGTGGCTTGCCCAGACGAAAAAGGGGCCCCGGTGTGGGGCCCCTGTGGTGGCTGTTGCCGCTTAGCTCTCGAGTCCGGTCTTGGCCCCCGCGAAGGCTGGCGCAAGGTGGGCCGGGATCTCGAAGATGTGAATCCCGCTGAAGCTCTTGAGGTGGAGGCAGTCGGAAAGCTCAGCCGGAAGCTCGACCCCGGTCTTGCAGGCGATGTAGCCCCGCTTTTCCTGATCCTTGGCGTCATCGGTCCCGACCTTCTCGGTGGGGGCCATCAGCCAAATGTTGAAGCCCCCGCTGCTGGAAGGCTCGCAGCTCAGGAAGGTGCTGTTCTGGGGAACCGTGAGGACCTGCTTGGGGGCTCCGGGCTCGATGCCGTCCTCGGTGATCTTGGGGGCGAAGGCTTTAATGCGGATAATCGTGTTCATGATGTTCTGGTTCTTTCTGGTTTCTGGTTTGGTGTTGCGCTCCGGGCGAGCTTTCAGCGGCTGTCGGCTCGCTCCTTTGTATTTTTCCCGGTTCGCGGTTGGTGCTGGTTGGGGCCCCGGAGTTTTTTGACTTCCGGGTCGGGGTGGGGTCCCTCGCAGCAATGTGGTTATGCCATTTCTGGCCGTGGGTCGCAAGCTCTAATGTTCGCTTTCGGTGCTTTTTTGCAACGTCCCCCCGGTGGCTGCATCATGACTCTCCATTCCAGCCGCTTGTTGTTGATGAGCTGCTGCTCGAATCTGCCGCAGAAAGCGCAGCGTCTGGTGATGACTGTCCGGCCCCGGATGGCCCCCGGTGCCCAGCCGGGCCTTTCGTTGTGGTCGATCTCGACCCACCATTGGTGCTGGATCATTCCTTGCCGCTGGCTTGGAGTTTCTGGGCTGCGATGGTCCTGAAGAATTCCTCGGTGTGGCCGCAGTGGGGGCAGTGCTTGCCCTCGGGGTAGGTCTCGGTGGCCTCGTTGGCGTCCTTGACCCAGCCGACCCGGCAGTCTGGGCATTGGCCGTCCCACTCATCCTCCATCGGGTCGGGGCCCAGAAGGTGGTTGCTCCCGTCGTGGCCCATGAAGGGCTCCTCCTCGGCCATCATGCGGCGGTCGCAGATCTCCTCGAGGTCCTCATCCATGAAGGTCTGAAGGTCCCGGATACCGGGCAGGGCTTCCCGTGCCCAGACCCTGTGCTCAGCTTCCCGCTCCTTGCGCTGCTGTTCCATCATGATCCCCCAGACCCGGTGGTGGGGACCGGTGTCGAGGCCGTTGGCATGGCAAGCGTTCTTGAAGTTGCCGTAGTCGATGTCCTCGGCCAGCTTCATCATCAGGATCGTGAATTTGCTGGGGGTCATAACGGTTCTCCAGCGGTAGTCCGCGGCATTGGTTTCGATGATCTTGCTCTGGCCGATCAGGTCCGGGAACCGTGCCTTGATCCGGTCGAGGTCAGCTCGGGTCCGGGCTCGGAGCTGCATATGGCCCCGCTTGGTGGGGCTTTGGGTGGCTGAAAAGAAGCCGTGTCTGGTGAAAATC